CTGATCGACCTGTTCTATTCTCTGAAGTCCCCCTACCGCAGGAAGGCGGTCTGGGTGATGAACGACTCCACGGTCAAGGCCATCCGCAAGCTGAAGGACAACCAGGGTCAGTACCTGTGGCAGCCTTCCCTCACGGCTGGGACTCCCGATACCATCCTGAACCGTCCGGTCTACACCTCTTCCTATGTACCCGCTATCGCCGCCGGCGCCAAGACCATCGCTTTCGGCGATTTCAGCTACTACTGGATCGCCGACCGCCAGGGCCGCTCCTTCAAGCGCCTGAACGAGCTGTTCGCCACCACCGGTCAGGTGGGCTTCATGGCCACCCAGCGCGTGGACGGCAAGCTCATCCTGTCGGAAGCCATCAAGGTGCTGGCGCAGAAGGCCGCTGGCTAAGAAAGGGGGCGACGGTGATGAACGAGCTTCTTTCAAAGGTCAAGGAAAACCTCATCCTGGAGCATGACGCCGATGACAAGCTGCTGGAACGCTACATCACCGCCGCCATCTCCTATGCGGAGAGCTACCAGCACATTGCAACGGGGTATTACCAGGAGCACCCCATACCCCCAACTACCGAGCAGGCCGTCATCATGCTATCCTCCCACTTTTATGAGTCCAGGGATGGCAGCACGGGCGGCTTTTTCGCGGATAACGTGCAGGCCGGTCAACAGGTGTGGAGTACCGTGAATCTGCTTCTCCGGCTTGACCGGGAATGGAAGGTGTGAGTATGTCCTTTGGAAAGATGAACACCTTTATTGACCTGGTGAAAAAAGAAGTCTCCGTGGATGCGGAGGGCTTCAAATCGGAAAAGGAGGTCACCCTGGCCTCCGTCCGGGCATACCGGGAAGGAAGGCACGGGAGCAAGAGATGGGCAAACATGGCGGCTTTTTCGGAAGCCACCGACCGTTTCCGCTTCCGTGTCATCCCCGGTGTATCCGTCACCACTGACCTGGCGCTCCTCTGCGATGGAGACCGCTTCGAGATCACCTCGGTGGAGGATGTGAAGGGGCGGAGGATGTATCTGGAGGTCATGGCAAAGGTGGTGAAGCCCGGTGGCTAAGGTGAAAGTGGAAATGCCGGAGGAATTCCTCCGCAAGCTGTCCCTTTTAGGCAGCAAAACAGACGAGATCGCCGGGCGTGTCCTGGAAGCCGGCGGCGAGGTCGTTCTGGCAAAGGTGCGCAGCAACCTCTCCTCCGTTATTGGAAGCGGGACGAAATATGACTCCCGCTCCACCGGTGAGCTGGAACGCTCCCTGGGTCTAACCTCGCCGTTGGTGGACAGGGACGGAAACCACAACATCAAGGTCGGCTTTGCCGAGCCGCGTTCCGATGGCGGCAGCAACGCTATGCTGGCCAACATCATCGAATACGGCAAGAGCGGCCAGCCGGCGAAACCCTTTCTCAAACCTGCCCAGACCTCGTCCCGGAAGGCCTGTACCAGCGCCATGATCCGCAAACTGGAAGAGGAGGTGGAGAAGCTGTGAGTCTGCTATCTGAACTGAAAACGGTGGCGGATGCCTGTTCGATCCCGGTGGAGACCGGCGTCTTTTCCGGCGTACCGCCCGACCTTTACCTGGTCATCACGCCCATGGCGGACACCTTTGAACTTCACGCCGACAATTCCCCAGGGTACGACACCCAGGAGGCGCGGCTGTCCCTATTCGTGAAGGGCAGCTATACCGCCATCAAAGATACGCTTGTCCGCGCTCTGCTGGGTGCGGATTTTTGCATTACCGACCGCCGGTATATCGCCCATGAGGATGATACCGGCTTTCACCATTACGCCATTGACGTGGCGAAACTATACCAACTATAAATTTTGAACGGCGCAGCGGCGCGGGCGGCAAGTTTGCGTAACCTGAATTGTTGGTGCGCGAATTGCCACCGGCGGCTCGCCGGTGAAATGGAGGAATGAGATATGGCTACGATCGGCTTGGACAAGCTGTACTATGCCAAAATCACCGAGGACGCTTCGGGCAATGAGACCTACGGCGACCCCCAGCCCCTGGCGAAAGCTATGACTGCCGAGCTTTCGGTGGAACTGGCGGAAGCTACGCTGTATGCGGACGATGGTGCCGCCGCTGTGGTCAAGGAGTTCCAGAGCGGCACCCTGACCCTGGGCGTGGATGACATCGGCGTTACCGTTGCCCAGGATTTGACAGGAGCCACCATTGACGGGAACAAGGTGCTGGTCTCCACCAGCGAGGATGGCGGCACCCCTGTGGCCGTGGGCTTTCGCGCCAAAAAGGCCAACGGCAAGTACCGCTACTTCTGGCTCTACCGGGTAAAGTTTGGCATTCCCGCCACCAACCTCACCACCAAGGGCGAGAGCATTGAATTTTCCACCCCTTCCATTGAAGGCACCGTGACCCGCCGCAACAAGGTGGACGGTCAGGGTAAGCACCCCTGGAAGGCGGAGGTCTCCGAGGACGATACCGGCGTGCTGCCCGCAACCATCTCCGGCTGGTACGAAGAGGTGTATGAGCCGGACTACAGCACGTTGGAAACTGCGTAAGGAGGGCTGACCCATGAGCAAGGAGCGAAGCGCCGCCATCACCATCGGCGGCATGGAGTATGAGCTGGTACTCACCACCCGCGCCACCAAGGAGATCGCCGGACGCTACGGCGGTTTGGAGAACCTGGGCGACAGGCTGATGAAGTCCGAGAACTTTGAAATGGCGCTCGATGAGATCATCTGGCTCATCACCCTGCTGGCCAATCAGAGCGTGCTGATCCACAATCTCCAGCACCCGGAGGACAAAAAGGAGCCGCTGACCCAGGACGCTGTGGAGCTGCTGACCTCTCCCTTCGAGCTGGCGGGGTACAAGGAAGCCATTATGGAAGCCATGTACAAAGGCACCAAGCGAAATATCGAAAGCGAGACAGACTCAAAAAACGTGGAAGTCGGGTAACAGACGCCGAGCTGTTTACCCGGCTTTTCTATTACGGCACCGCCCAGCTGGGCTTTACCCCGGAGGAAACCATGCTCCTGCCCTTCGGCCTGCTGCTGGATCTGTGGGAGTGCCACAAGCAGTTCCTCGGTCTGGCGAAGCCAAAGCGGGAGCTGACCATTGACGATGTTATTCCCTACGGGATTTGAATAATGTATTGCTTTTGTCCGCACAATAGAGTATAATGAAGACGAGGAAGAATACACAAATCCCGAAAGGAGTCTTGGATATGGCAAAGTCGGCAAATCTGTATGCGCGCATTGAGCCGGAGGTCAAGGAACAGGCGGAAGCCATCCTCAGCGCCCTGGGCATCCCGGCATCCAATGCCATCACCATGTTCTACAAGCAGGTCATCCTCCAGCGGGGCTTGCCCTTCGAGGTAAAGCTCCCGGAGCATCCGCTGGACATCAGCCGCATGACCGCCGAGCAGCTGGACACGGAACTGGAGAAGGGCTATGCCCAGATGAAATCCGGGCAAACCATTCCGGCAAAGCAGGCGTTTGACGAGCTGCGAGGAGAACTGGGCGTATGAGCTATGAGGTGACGTTGACCCCGGAAGCAAAGCACGACCTGCGGGAAATCTACCGTTACATCGCTGTGGAGCTTCAGTCGGAGCAAAACGCCAACGGCCAGCTGGACCGTTTGGAAGAGAGCATCCTCAAACTGGATGAGATGCCGGAGCGGTTCCGGGTCTACGACCGGGAACCATGGCACAGCCGCAACCTCCGGGTCATGCCGGTGGAAAATTACCTGGTGTTCTACATCCCGGACCACCAGGTAAAAACCGTCACGGTTCTCCGTATCATGTACGGCGGGCGGGATATTGACGCGCAGCTCCGAAAAATGCAAGGAAACTGAAACGAGTTTGGGAAAGAGTCGAGTAATCGGCTCTTTTCTTTTGCCTGGAGTAATCCGGGCTTTTTTTATGCCATTTTGAAGGAGGTGACCACGGATGGCGGATAACTTTGGCCTAAAAATCGGGCTGGAGGGCGAAAAGGAATTCAAGAAGGCGTTGACGGACATCAACCAGTCTTTCAAGGTCCTCGGCTCTGAAATGAAGGTCGTGCAGTCCCAGTTTGATAAAAACGATGATTCCGTGGAAGCCCTTACCGCCCGGAACCAGGTGCTGGGCAAGGAGATCGATGCCCAGAAGAAGAAAATCGAGACACTGCGCAGGGCCCTGGAGAACGCTTCCACTTCCTTCGGGGAGAATGACCGGCGCACACAGCAGTGGCAGATCCAGCTCAACAACGCCCAGGCCGCTCTGAACAACATGGAGCGGGAGCTTGACCAGAACCAGAGAGCCATCGACTCCATGGGCGATGAGATGCGGGATGCCGCCCAGCAGACGGACAAGTTCGGGGATGAGATCGATGACGCCGCTGACAAGACCGACAAGGCTTCCGGCAAACTGGAGAAGGTCGGCTCCGTCCTCAAAGGTCTGGCGGTCACGGCGGGTGCCGCTGTTGCCGCCGCCGGAGCAGCCCTTGCCGGGCTGACCAAAAGCTTTCTCGACCTGGCGGAGTCCACGCGGGAATACCGGGAGGACCAGGCCAAGCTGGACGCAGCCTTCACCACCGCCGGATTTACGGCGGAACAGGCCGGTGAAGCCTACACCGGCTTCTACGCCATCCTGGGCGAAGAGGACCGCAGCGTGGAAGCGGTCAACCACCTCGCCAAGCTCTGCTCCACCGAAGAAGAGCTGGCGCAGTGGACGGACATCGCCGCCGGTGTGTGGGCCA